AACTATGATGTCTTGCATGAGAACGCATGGTCTTTTGTTGTCTTGGACTAAGGTTCTTAATAATATTTTTTATTGAAGCTACCTTAACCACTATTTCTTTTTCTTTTTCTTTTTATTCTTCTTGCCTTTTTTCTTCATTCCCTTTGAATGAGAGCCTTTTCCTGTGTGATATGGCATAATTACCCCCTTTTCTTTTTCTTCTTCTTTTTACTCTTCATTATCGCTTTTTGTAAAGCCATAGGTAATTTTTTTTGTTTCTTCGTTAGTTTCATATTTACCTCTAATGTAGAATATAATTATGTACTCCGATTGTTATCAATACGATAATAATCGCTTGAACCCACCATTTTAAACTTACAAATGAGTCCCACCATTTTTCTATTCTTTGTTTCATCTTACCCCCTATTTTGTAAGTCCTTTTGCTTTTTCAAAACTTCTTAAACCCCCAAGACCCAACATTCCAAGTATTAAAGGCATAAGCTGACCAAGATCAAGGACAACCCAATCTACTTTAACTGAGAACATTTGTAAAATCATATCTAATATTGGTTGAAATAGATAAACATATCCTATGCTTAAACCAGAAATCCAACCTAAAAATGGTCTCCAGCCAGAAACAAATATTGACCTATGACCAGCTTCTACTTTGTTTATATCTAATTGTTTTTCTTTTAGTTTTGCATCTATCTCTTTCATTTGAAGTTTTAGCTTTTCTTTCTCTTCTCCTGAAAAATGCAAATCATCTATTACTGTTCCAACAGTTTTAAGTGTGTCTCCACCAAATATTTTACCTAGCACCATATATTTTTCCCTCTTCTTGTAATTGTTTACTTATTTTCATCATCTTAGTTCTAAGATCATCATGTTGATATTTTTTACGCATCTCATTCACATAAGTTTTCTCTTCAAAAGTCGTAATTCTTTTCTTACACTTTCTCAGGTCAATTCTCTCATTCTCTTCGCCAATCTCTCGGCTCTCGCTGGTGTATGTTTCTTTGCCCATAAACTATCTAACATTTCGTTTGCCGCACTATCATAATCTTTTTTGCGTAAGGCTTCAAACATTCTCTTAAATTTTAAGACCTTAGTTCTCCCAAGTTGATATAGCATTAACACTAATATTTCCTTAGCTTGGTCTACAATATCTAAATCTTTAGTAATAGTTTCCATATCCTGTAAACTTATTTTAAAGTCATACTCAAAAATTTTTTCTAATTCTTTATTATCGTAAACTTTTCCCTCAACAAAGTTATCTAATGGTTTAACTAAATGACCATAACCTATTGTGCCATAGCCTAAATGGTCAAAGTAAACTTTATTTGAATAACCTTCTTCTTGTTTTATTTCTTCTTTCATGGCTTCTAAATTCATCTTGTTCCTCCTATACCTAAATATATTTCTTCTTCTTCTTGTTTTAATTCATGCACTGCTTTTTTCAAATATACAGCCGCATCTAATAATTCTTCTATACTATTTTCTATCGCTTGTATCTTATTCATTCTGGCTGACTTCATAGTATTCTTGTATTTGATAATACCTCTATTTGACCTATCAGCTAGTTGGTTCATCAGTTCTGTTACTATTGGGTCTTTCGTCTTTTTTTCTTTCATACTTCTCCTTTAGTTCTAGCATAGATATAAAGTTATGTCCCTGAACATGACCATCAGCCAACAACAACTGACTTACTCCATAACTCCAACCATTTGCACTATTTTTAGCATAACTTTCAACATGACCATAGTCCATGCAAGTCCCTACATTCACAATCTTAACATAATTACCTCTACCCAGCTTTGAGGCTCTCCATGATCTTTCTCTATGGCTATGACCAAAAACTATATCATGCGTTGCACCATTTGAAACCTGACTTGCCTCTGCTAACTTTCCCCCAATCTCTCTACCCATTTCATTAAGAGGAACATGAACAAAAGCTACTCCTTTTATGAAATAAAAATCTCCATATTGAGATATTCCCCAACCTTTTTCCATAAACATTCTTTCATATTGCTGAGAAAATGCACCTACAACTTCTTTGTTTTCATTTTCATATCTATACAATCTTTGTTCATGGTTGCCTAATGTGTAATGTTTTATAGGTTTTACATCTCCCATACCCTCATACAATAATTCTAAAGCATCTCTTGTAGCATTAATGTCAGCTAGTATTGGTGGTTTCTTTTGACCTTTTACAGTATGGTTTTTATCAAATGTAGAACAACTATCAAAACTACAAAAATCGCCTATACAAACAAGATGGTCAGGATTGTATTCTCTTATCTGTCTTCCTATCCAATAAAATCTCTCATGGTCTTGCTCAGGGGAAACATGAGCATCAGGAATTACAAAAACTTTTGTTGGGTCGCTAAATGTGTTTCTTTGTGCTGGTATTCTTACAACAGGCTTTTTATATTCCTCAATAATTATCTGAGGTTTTACTTCTTTATATCTTTCCCATTCTATTCTCCAATGTGAACTATCTAAAGCTAATTTTTCTATTTTATCTATTTTTCTTTGAAGAGTAGTTCTAGGGATTTTAGTAACTTCTTCTACTATTTTCTTTGCACCTTTAGGATTATGAGGGCCACCTGTTCCTAATGGGGGATAACCCTTATCAAGAGCCTCATGAAGTTTTTCTTGGATAAGTTTGAGTTCGTCCCACTCTTTATCGTCCATCAGCCAAACATACGCAATACCCAACTCAAAAATTGAGTTCCAACCATAAATGCTATCGCCCACAAAATATAATTAAGTCGGTCTATGTCTCGTTGCATATGTTTTAAATGATTGTTTTCTAACAAATCAAGTTTGTTGTAAATGTGGAGGATATGCTCTTTAGTAGTTTTAGGTGTTAATTTGCTCATCTTTTATACATTTCATAAGTAAACCAATTTCTTTCTCTATTAAATCGTCATTAATAGTTTCAATTACATTATCAATAAAAATATCGCAAGATTTTAAATCGTCAAACTTTATATGTAGTTTACCATCATACGCACAAAAGGGTGTAATAGAAATATTATAAATACAAATAACAGTATGAACTAACCACATTACCCTTGTTTATTATATTTTTTCCAAGACTTCAATTTATGTTTGTTTTTTGGTTTTGATCTGGTGCTATTTCCAATACTTGTTCTCTTCTTTACTTTATCAAAGATAGATTTAGTATTCTCTTGTTTAGCCATTCATTTGACTAAGAGGATTTTCTAATGCAAGTTTTATTCTTTTTTCTATTTTTTCTTCTAGTTCATTCATGGATTTTTCCAACTTATCCGACAATACTTCCATGCGTTCCTGAATATCCTTTATATTATCAGCTAAATCTTTCTTATTTTCTCTTGTATCTTCCTTAATCATTTGCTCTACATCATTAACTATTCGTTCTATTCTTCTTACATCTTGCCTTAAATCGTTCTTTAGTTCGTTAGCTACATCAGAAACAAGCTGTACTTCTTGGATTATCATAGATATTTCTTGCTGTAGAACATCAGACTTTTGTGTAACAAGTTCTAGTCTTTTATCAAACCCTGATAAGTCTGGTGCTGAATATTTTTGTATTTTTTCTTTCATATCAAGATAATCTTTGTAAAACTCAAAGCCACCCCAAGCACCACCAAGCAAAGTTGTAAGAGCAGTAATAATAACTACTATTCTTCCTCCTTTGAAAGAAACACCACCAAAACTTACTTCTGCCATTGACTCTCTATCATTTCATTCATTAATCCATCACTTCCTACAAACAAAAAGTAACTTGCTAAATCATTATCATTTATAACTGCATCAGGTAAAGTTTTATCTGTAAAAAATCCTATTCTGTCATTTAATTGTTGTTGATTAGCAAAAAAACTTTTAGAATTACCTAATACTTGCATAACAATTAAGGTTTTAGTTTGAGCAACATTATCATATCGTTTTTTGTCACTAATTTTTTTCATAACTTTTTTTGCCGCTTTTTCTTTAGATGACTCTTCTTTATTCTCTTCTTGAGTTTCTTCTTTTTTCTCTTCTTGCTCTTCTATTTGTTCTTGTTCTTTTTCTTCGTTATTTGCTATTTCTATTTCGTTTGTTTCTTTCTTTTCTTCTTCTTGGACTTCCTCTTGTTGCTCTTCTGGTTCTGTTATATCTTCTTCTACCGCAACCTCTTCTGTCGTTGCTTCTTCTGTAGCTTCTAATTCGGTTTCAATTTCTAACTCTATTTCTGCTATTTCTATTTCTTGTATTTCAATCTCAACTGTTTCATATGTTGGTTCATCAATAGTAATTGGTTCAAATGTTATACCATTATCTGTTTGAATTGGCTCGTTAGTTTCAAAAATATCTTCAACAACATTTATAACTTCTTCAGGTGCATCAATATTTAATGCTACAAACATTTCTACACTTGTTATTGATTGTGATATTATTTGTGTAATTGTATTATAAAAAACATCTATACGAACTGAGTCAAATAAAACTCCAACTGAAATCCCAATATCTCTTCCACCTACTTCAACAATTATAGTTGTAAGGTTGCCACCAAAATTGAAAGTATTTTCATATATTTGAAAGCCTGATGATGTTCCACTAGCACTTAAAATATCTGTTCCTGAAAAAACATCACTAGAACCATCTCTACCTGTAACGTGCATATAAACTGAGTCTTGAGGATCTTGTTTATCTACTTCAATAGAATATTTTACTTCTCCACCATACTTTATATTCAGATCAGCAATATCTACAGTTTGAATAAAGGTAGTTCCAACATTTTCAACTCCCATTGTTGAAGTAAAACTAGAACCACCTGTTATTTCAGCACATCTATCTGTTCCAAGCTCATTACAATAAGAACCTGATCGCATAGATGCTGGGCCTTGACCACCCCAATCAATATCCATATCTCCCTCTTTTGATGAAGTTACAAAATTATTATCTCCATCAAGTAAATCTCCTGAGTTCTCGTTGGTAACTGTGGTTGTTTGTATGGTTGTTTCAGTAGTTGTTGTTGTTAATATACCATCAGATTGAAACTCAATCTCTTCCGTAATTACTTCATCTAATATTATTTCTTCAACTACAGGGTCGCATAATCCAACAGTAGTTGTAGAGCAATCTACAGCTTTACTAGAAAAGGATAGGCAAACCAATATACATAGCCATACCCATAATAATAAATTTTTCAAAGTCATGTAGGTCTCTTTTAGTCTCTCCT